TAGCGTATGTTTTACCAGAACGAGTACCACCTTGCAAAAGTGTTATCCGTTGGTTTGGCAGTTTTTCGTGTAAGTAATCAAAGTTAGGATTGGCTTTCATTCGTTTTCATAAACGGAGGTAGTACTGGTGCAATTACTTCTACGTTTGCGTTTACATCCGATGGAATCAATTTAGCAGCAATGGCATAAAATTCTTTTGGATACTCATTAGCAAATGCCTCTAAAGATGTTTCTTTGTTTTCTTCACGCTTTAAAAACGTACTTAAAACAATCTCTTTCACAGTTTTAAGCTGTTTAGTTGATTCATTTATTGAACCTTTTACCCTCCCTCCAGTTTTTTTACCTTTCATCTATTTTCGTCTAATTTAGATTGATTCTAATTAGTAACTCAATTTAACAGTTTCGCACGCCTTTACATCAAACGAATCTTTTTTAACCACCGATGTATTATTGTAGTAAGCGATATAATATTTTCCGGTTGGCTTTTCGATTACCGTTTTAGATTTCGCATTTAGCATTAAATCAACTCTACCGTCTTGACCGGATATTGAACAACCTCCGTATTTATCAGTGTATATCTCAACAGTTCCGTTTTTCGAGTTGCAGTTTGATTCCTTTGAGCAACTCCCCATTAAAAGCAGTGCTGCTAAAATTGTAATAATTTTTTTCATTGTGTGTGATTTTAATTCAAAAGTAGTAAATTAAATTGATTTTTTATAAAAGTCCTCAATAGCCATCTTACAAGCTAGGTCGGCTAATAATAGCTTTAAACCCTAATTTATTTAACTCGTCTATCCTAAATTGTTGTAATTCGCTCACTATCCCCTTATTAGTCTTCACTTCAATAAATAATGGGACTTCATTTGATTTTAAACATAATAGGTCTGGAATGCCATTTTTATTAGTCTTTATCAGCTTAATAACATACCAACCAGCAGCCGTATATTTATCGATTATTTTCTTTTGGATCTGTTGCTCAGTCATTGTAAGTCTTTTTAAATACAGATAAAGTAAAGTCTTTTTTATTTGATACCGCCTTATAAATCTTACTTTCTATACCACCTTTAGAAAATATCCAATAAATATCATTATTACTTCGCTCTATTGTAGTTAATCTATCTCTTGACTGCCAATAAGATACTGCACTAAAATCGATATTAAAGTAAACTAAATATTTAGCTTTAGCAAGTGATATACCCTCACGCCCACTAATAATTTGTAATGCAATATTTTTATTGGAGTTGTCAAATTCTGACAAGTCATCGGTTAGAAAATCGCCAAATACTTCTTTTAGAAGGTTAAATTCTTCTTTGAATTTGTAGAAGATAGCTATTTTTTGACCTTCAAATTTATCTTTAATAAAATAGCCTTTTGAGTAGTCTAATATAGCACTTTTACCGCTTTCAAACTTAACAGTTCCGCTATACAATTGATGAAGTTTTGCCATCTCTTTTACGGCTGTATCGGCTAGGATAATCTCAAATACTCCCTGTACAACTTTATCTCTTTTTAATACGTTTGTAATATTGTATGTAATGTCAAGCATATCGCAATAGAGTATATTTTCGTTTACCGATGTTTCAAAACCTGCTTCTTTTTGAGTAAATCGAATAAAATACTTTTCAATAATAGGCTTAATTATTTCCATTTTTGCTTGTGAGTAATCATTTACATTTGCATATCCTAGATACTTTTTCTTTTCAATAACAAAGTCTTTTGCCCACTTGTAAAAGTTGCTATAATATCCAAATGGAGTATTATTGCTTATCCAAAATTGGTGAAATATTTGTGAATATGATTCTGGATGCGGTGTTCCTGATAGAAATATCATAGGCAAATTAGCGTATTTTTTCTTTATTAGCTGAGTTACTTTATTCGGCTTTGGGAACGCTCCATTTCGGTGGTGTTCATCACTAATTAACAAATCATATTCGCCATACATAAGGTGCAAAGATTCGTTATTTATAACCGTTAAATTGAAAGTATAACCAAAATCTTTATAGTCTTTTTCTATTGACTTAATGGCTTTCTTTTTAGTAATAAATAGCACATTTTTGCTACCGTATAGGTTAGCAATTTCTAAAGCTGTCAAAGTTTTACCAGTTCTTACTTCCATTGCAAGGTAAACTATACCATAAGTAGTAAGAATAGTAACGCCTTTATTAGATAATTCCTTTTGATAGTTTCTTAGTTCCATTATTTTGATATTACGATGTACCGGCCATTCATATCTCTTCCCTCCTCAGTTGTATAATTATTTGACTTAGTATAAATATTTATCCATTGACCAAACTTTTTATTTGATAGCCACTTTTTAAAGTCAGGGTATTCTTCAATAAAAGCATTGAATAAAACTCCCTTATAAATCCTTTCTCCAAACTTGATATTTTCATCTTCATTAATCCACTCATAAAATTCATAAGATGTTTCTTTAATGAATTTTCTAGTTTCAAGATTATGAAATTCATAATTTACAAGTCCATTCTTTAAATAGAACTGTAAGCAGGAGATCATGTAATTGTAAAACTTTAACCATTCATTATCATCCCATTCATCAAATAGCATCCTTCCGAACTCATTAAGAGGTGTATGTGTTGCGCTAAAATGGCTACTAAATTCAAGTTCCCACTTTCTACGTTCAAATGACCCACCAATACCTCCGATAGTATAGTTTGTTGTTATTATAATTTTTGGCGATTTAGACACTGGAACTTTAATAGCGTCTTTATTCTTTTTTTCAAGCGTAATACCCTCAGTAATAACTGAAAATAGGTTTTCAAATTTGAAATTTTTATTCACGTCATCGAAAACAAGTATTTGAGTATCTGCTGAAACTGTTTGATATGGGAATGTTTTTTCAAAACTAAATGACTTTCCATTTATATCTGATACTCTTTTCACTTTGCTTAGTGCATTCCAAAAAATCCCCTTACCACTACCTCCATTTGGGTTTTCGCTAATTGTTTCATCGTTTAGAATAATAGCTTTATTATTTGCGGATGTCTTAAACGAATGCATTAGATACCCTATTGTTGATACTACCGACCTATATCGCTCAATGTCATTTGAAGATATAAGAGAAATAAACTTTTGAAAATCACAATCTAAATTGCTTTCATTTTTAAACTCATAGTCAATGATATGCTTCTTCCATACAAAACCACCCAAATCTATGTAGTCTATAATTTCCTTACTTTTAGGCGTTACCTTTACAGCGCAATTTCTAAAGTAAATATATCCGGTATCAATAGTATCTTCTTTAAATTCAACTTTGATATTATCCAATAAATTCAAATAGTCTTCTTTGAAATACTTACTATTAGATGCTAGGAACTCATAAACTTTAAACTCAGATATTTTAAGCAACTCATTAAGTACAAAATCTTTTAGTTTATCCTCAGTAGTATTGTCAATTAGGTTATTTTCAACCCTAATAAATACGAATCCATCAGCTCCATCAGGATAATATTTATAAAATCCATTTGATTCAAGCCATCTCTTATAAGAGTAACTGTCTATAACTACATACCCTTTCTTTGAAATCTTCCAAAAGTCATTTACTGAAACAGTTTCTTTTATTTCATCGAATGACCACTTTTCAAGTTGTGGAATAGTTTGTTTTAAATCTTCAAGTGTTTTACCAGTCTTTATCTCTTTTTTAACATACTCTAGGCTTTCATTATCTTCAAAATATTTCATTCCAAAATTAGCACTTCCTTTAGAATATGCAGATGTTATTGTCCGGTCAATCTCATTTTGGTTAAAATCATCAGATTGAAACTGATAACAAAAACGTGATGCTTCAAGTTTACTAATACCGTAATCGCTAAAAGCTGATGCTAATATAAAAAGGTTAGCGTTTCTTTGCCCTTTCTCAAAAGAATGATCCTTTTGAAACCACTTATAAAGCCTCTTTATTATCTCATTTTCATTGGTAAGTTTTAGAGAAGGTGCTTTATCTATATAACTATAAGACTGATATTCTTTTTTTGTATTCCATAACTCAGCTTTGGGATTAACGTATAAATTAGCATCGTATGATTCAAAACATATTCGGCTTACATTCTTTGACGTAGTATCAAAATGACTATTATTATAGTATTCCTCTAATGATTCAAAGTAAAGTTTATGATTTTCAACCTCCGGTGGTATTTTTACTAATACTTTAAACCCGTTTCCACTTGGAGAAATGAATGTAGAAAATGTATATTTATCTTTATTGATAGCCTTTAAATCTTTATTTAAAGCCTCAGTAGTATCATAATTATCAAAATCAAGGCATATTATACCGCTATGTTCTGATATTGCGCTGTCTGCTCTTCGTGTGAATTTACCGCTAAAGCAAATAGCTGTTAGTTGTGACTTTAACTCATTTCTAACTTTCTTATCTGTTTCCGCTCTAATTTTTTCAACTAAAGTTTTAGATGTTCCGGTCTTAATACGATTTAAGATAAAATCAATACTACGATAAAACGGTGTATTCGTCTGCGAAAGGTCTTTAAAGATGGTTGCTATCATAATTTAACTTTTTATTGACTTTTTAAAAATGAGCAGGAGAAGAAGTCTAACTTCGTTACCATCGAGTGCCCCCGATTCCTGCCTTGCAAAGATTAAAAAAGTATTTTGAAATACCAAATATTTACAAAAATATTCCACATCGGTTAAAATATTCCACTTATATGACACATTTATGACAAATCCGATTGTCTGAAACTATTGATTTTATTGAAATATTCCACATCTCCACTTTAAACACGCCAAAAATGAAAAATAGAAAAAAACTTTTTTGCGTTTTTATAAAATATAGGGTAAGTGTCATTTTTAAGTGGAATTGTGTCATGGTTATAAAAAAAGGCGCTTATTGCGCCTAATCTAAAATATACAAATGTTTCGGTTAAGTTGAAACGGTTTGTGTTAATTTTTTACCACATTTCTCATGCGCCTTTACAAATCGCTTTTTACACAATTCGCCACCTTTAGCGGTTAGTTGTAGCCGTTGCTCGGTGTATTTACAAACGGTGCAGGTAAACGTGTATTCTTTGCCGTTTACGACCGTTATGTCAATATGTTTGTGTACTTTGTCTATCATTGGTTTATTTTAAAGGAATGTCGGTCAACTATTGTCTTCGTGTTTAATTATTGGTAATATCCAAAACCAATACACCGCTTGTACATTCCTAGTTATTTGTAAAATTAAACATTTATTTTCAGTTGGTTAGTTTACAAAATACTTCGAGTATGCGATAGTTACCAGCAATGCCAGTGACC